ACACGTAATAGCAATTTGCACAAAATTTTCTTCCCCAGCACCCCAAACTTTGTGCAAAATGTCAATAGACACAAAATATAGTGCCCACACCCCTTAGGGTAGGGGAGTGGGCACAAAATATAGTGCCCACACCCCTTAGGGTAGGGGAGTGGGCACAAGATACAATATAATTATACGCTAGTCAGGGCCATTTTCTGCAAGTCACTTTCCTGGTTCGACAGTTCGGTACCTGCTACTACATTTCCTCCCATGAGGTTGCGCTGGCCAGATGAATCGAAGTGCAAACCTGCAATATAGAATTGTGCGGCATCAGGAGGGACAATCGAATTAAAAAATACCCTGTTGTCGGAACTGCCGTTAATGAAAGAAAAAGCGGATGTTTCTCTAAATTTTGTAGTGCGCCTAACTAGGTTTTTTGTAATCTGACATGCGGAAGACTGCGATGCCACAATACATTGATCCACATTGATAAACTGGCAATTATCAATAACGCACCCTCTCGCATTCGTCAGCTGAACTCCTGTGCAAGATTGCGTACCGATAAATTGGCAGTTGCTTATCACGCCAGAGGAGTTCAGAAATTCGACCATAATGGCTTTTGCATTGAAATAGCAACCTTCAACAGTAATCTGGCTGCCTCCTGCATTGTTGACATACAGTCCGCGGTTGCACTGGTCCGCGACATAACCAGTAATCCAGATATTCCATACGGGGTTGCCGCCGCTTTTAGTAAAAATCTGAATTGCCGTTTGAGCAGTCGAGCATTCGCAGTTATCAATGTAGATGTCTCGCATGTCATCGGAGTTGTACAGATTAAATTGCTGGTTGTCGCCCGTCAGATTGTTAAAGCTACTGATACAGTTATAGAATCTGATGGACGCATTGCCACTAATTTCCGAGGGCCCCCCATTTGATTCATCCAGAAGGAACGACGAATAGGGGTTAGCCGATGTATAATAAGTGTCGTGAACAATATTTTTTGTATAGATGTTGATCGTGTTAATATAGTGTGCCACGCGCCGGCCGCCGATACAATGTATATTGTCAATAGTGATGCGCTCTGCGTACTGTACGAAAAAGAATTCCTGTACGCTTTCTTCGGTTGCTACAAAAGTAGCGTTGCGAATAGATAGTCTCTCCACATGAGAAGTGTTGCTATCACCCGTAATATTGATCACGCCATTGGGGCCAAAACTCACCACATTATTGCAAAAGTCATACGATGTATGGTTGTCAACTCTCACAGGTGCATCAATTTTATATTTTGTATCGGCGGCAAGTCCGCCAGGGACTGCACTCCAATTGCCGGGCGATGGAAATTTAATCACACCTGTAAAAGTCTGAATCGAGCCCCCACGGAAAACATCCGCGATACTGGTATCAATGAACCAATCCGCAATAGTTTCGCCTGCTCTAATTAAGAACTTGCCGCCGTTTTTCTGACGGAAGTGGAGGGTGCAGGGGGCCACAGGTTCATCAATCGTCAACATCACGCCCGACGCTATCACGATAGCTTTACTTGTCATGAGCGGTGACCCGATGTTAATTGCACCAGTGATAATGTACTCTCCGTCAGGAATAAACAGGTCTTTGCCAGATGCAATGGCAGTCGAAAACGCGATTGTGTCATCTGTAGTACCGTCGCCCTTTGCACCATAGTTTTTTACGTTAGCGTAGTCAAGTACGTTTTTAACATCCTGCTGTAACTGGTCAATACTGATCTGGAGCTGGGTGTCGGCGTTCTCCCGGGCCGTCTGCTCTGCTTCAATAGCCGACTGGAGCTGGGTGTCTGCGTTCTCCCGGGCCGTCTGCTCTGCTTCAATAGCCGACTGGAGCTGGGTGTCTGCGTCCTCCCGGGCCGTCTGCTCTGCTTCAATAGCCGTCTGGAGCTGGGTGTCTGCGTCCTCCCGGGCCGTCTGCTCTGCGCTCAAACCCTCATTAAACGCCGTGAGGAGGTAGTGTAAGACTTCATTAGTGGAGCTGCTCACGCAGTTAGAGTCGGGCACATAGGCATCACCGGCGTTCATTGCTCTAGTGACACGCACCAGCGTCCCATTGACCCATACAAGATCGTTAACCGCTCTTGCAGCTGTCGCGGTGGGGCTGTGGCCCTCATCGTTGGGAGTAATGGCCTTTTTTACATCCGCCCAAAGCTCATCGAAATTGCCAATTTTTGTCCAGAACTCGGTACGGCCCAGAGACACACCGGAGGGGACAGGCCGCACGGACAGGTATGCGTTGCCGTTGCTGTCCACAACAACGGTGTTTGTCTCATACTGGCTGGTTATGTTCCATTGGATGGGGTTTGCGTATTTGATCGTTGCCAGACTGACAAAGTCTGTCAGTTTGGTATTGAACTCATTCAGCACCTCTATAATCCAATCCAGATTGAGATCATGGAAATCGGTGTAGGGTGCTTTGTGAATAGGATTGATGGTACCCATTTTATTGCATCTCCTTAATAGACCAGCAAACAAAAGTTTGCCCGGATGTCCGTAACGATTTTATGAACTGCATTTTCCATTGCGAGGGTCAACTCTTTGGTAATAAGGTCTTGCGGGTCTCGTCCTGCCCGGCCCTTCTCGGTCACGGTATCTTTGTAGCCGTCGTGCAACTCCGAGGTATTGTTATCGGTGGTGGACTGATCGGTGGTGGTCGTGTCGGTGCCGCTGCTGGTAATGGTGTTCCCAGTACCTAGGGCCGTTGTGCTCCTTTCCGCGGTTTGCAATGACCCACTATCGAACCCCGTAACGTCACGGGTGGTGCTGTCACTTCCGTTATTCTGGCCGGTGGTGGTCAGGTTCGGTGAGCGGGTCGTCGTTCCCTTCACGCCGTTAGTGCGGTTGATTGTTCCGCCGCTGGTTCCTGCATGGTCGGTGGTTCTGGTTCGGTCATCCGATGTCAGAACGTCATATTTAAGGCCCAGGGCTGCCGCGTACCGGGTCCAGCTCGGGAGCATGGTTTCAGAATAGACGCTCAGCGCCCGGCGCATTGTAGGGCCGTCAGCATATAGTACCTCTAATTCCAGCGTCTCAAACAGTAATTGATTGCAAACAGCTTCTTTAGATACACTGTCGGGGACTTTCAAGTCATCGAACAGCTCCGGGTATCCTGACAACAACCCGTTAAAGCTCAAGGTTGCGCGCATCGTTGTTCACCTCCTGCGTATTAGTATCGGGCGGGAACCTCCAAGTGACCCATAAAGTAGATTTGTCAATTCCAAACAGCTTGTGCACCCGCTCACAACCGCGCTGCAAGCTGTCCAACCATAGCGACGCCTTGGCGGCTGTCTCGACGTTGTTAGAATTGACTTCATCGGTCAGCATCCGTTCTTTCTTGCTGGTATTGGTGTTGGGAATACCAACTTCCGTATCGAACAGCGCTTTAATGGTTTTAAGGGCGGTCAGCAGCTCGTTGGTGATGAAGTTCCCTTTGAGGTCTGCCGAAAAAAACATCCATGGCGCTTGCCCGGATGCCCCATTTTTGGGCGCTTTGAGCAAAGACGAATCAACAAAAACTGCGGGGTTGCCCTGCATGATCTCATCGAACATCTTTTTAAAAGATTCCGAACCGGCCTTATTTCCAGCTGCGAACACATAGGCAAGGCGGCTATTTATTAAATTGCTCTGGATGGTCTGGGCAGCAAGGGCCATCAGGTCCCCATAGTAGGCCACTATATCCACCATACCGCGGTAATCGGGCTGCAAATTGATGATCTCACACTGCTTCCCGATCTGCAAATAGGGGGACCCTTTAATAAAAGGGTTCGCAATGATGGAGTGTGTGGGATTGTAGAAGATGTTAATGCCGGTCAGTCCCATTCGGTCATATACGAGGCCATAACGATCAGTATTAAACACCGTAACACCGCCGGAACCAAAAACCAGATACTGTAGGCGGTTGCTGGGCCATGTTTCGGGCAAGGTCCACCTGACCATAGACACCGCTTCAAGGAACAGGTATTTGCGGAAATAATAGGACAAGCTGTTGCCCTTGGTGTGCATCACGGAGGGGGTCACCGGTGACACATGGGCGTTGATCTGCTCATAGCTATAGGGAGCGCTCACAACAGACGGCCCCCTTTCGCCATTTTAAACAGCAACCATACCGGCAATTTGCCAGTAGGCCACGGCCCCGGGTCAGGTCCCGGCCCCGGGTCAGGTCCTCCGCCGGAGTCCCATTCTACATCCCATGTGCCCACCTGATTCGGGATTCTGATAATGCTGGACGGGTCCCTCAGGTTCCCCGCGGCATCAGCATATTCCCAGTGCGTGTGAATGCCCGTCACGTATCCAGTCTGGCCCTGTGTGCCGATAAACTGCCCCTTGGAGATTGTGTCGCCAACTTTCCAAATTTGTGAGGCAAAGTGAGCGGCCCGCCATGTCGTGCCGTCGGCCATCCGTACTTTAATCATGTTGCCCCATGACTGATCTCCCGAGGTACTGCCATTCCAATGCTGGGCCACAACCACAACGCCTGCCTCGGGCGCATAGGCTTTATGGTTGCCGTGGACCGTGTCAATGCCCCGGTGATAGCTTCCGTCCTGGTACGCCGGATACCCGGCGGTGACTCTGATTGGCGACACGTCAGTGATACACTGTTTGTATACTGCCATAGTTTACGCCTCCTACTCTAAAAAGAATCCATTTTTCATATAGCTTTTAACGCTGTCTATCTCGGCGGCTGTTGCGGGTAACGCAATATCGGGGTCGTCTACCATGATAAACCCGGGGATACTGAACAGTTGCACCTTTTGACACAGGGGCCGTCCGTGGTGTTCGTTGTTGTCGTCCGCAAGATCATAAAACGCACCTGACAAATATGGCGTGATGCCATATTTTGCGACGCTGGCCCCTCCTCCTTTTGATTGACTCGAAACGGTCATTTGCTGGGCACCGGAGGCAATACCGTTTGTAATATCGCCTCCGCCAAAAAAGGATTTAATACCTCCGGCAATAGCACCCACGGCTGTTTGAACCAGGCCGCCGAGACTTGCCAATTCATTCACATTGGTTGCGAGCTGCGCCAGCTGCACAGGTACCGAGACGTTGCCAGACGTGGAAAAGAAAATAGTGTTGAAATCTTTATTAAATGACAAGTCCAGTATTGCGTCACCTGTGCGGTAGTCAACAGTTAAGCGGCAATACAATGTACTTTGCAGTACAAACAAGTTCGCATTTAATTTAATTTCCCCAAAGGGCGGGCAGTATAACGTATACTCGGAATAGGGTGCCCCATCTGTATAAACGCCTCTTGTAATGTGCTGCGGATGATGCGGGGTGGAGATGCTAAACGTAAAAACGTTTTTATCATTATTGTTCTGGATGACGTAGGCGTTCCCGATATTCTTCATTTTCCACCACCCAACGGGAATCTCATTGACGGGGGAACCGATTGCCGTATTGCCGCAGGGTATCCAAAACGCCTTTGAAATATACTGAATAGGATTGAACAACGCTTTAGTCAAGTTGCTGCTGATTTCGTCCGCACTGATATTCAAGTAATCCGTATTTTGTAAAAGAGCCTCCATCAGCTTTTGAAATGTGGTCCCGCTCATTGCAAGATAGATTGCACCACCAAACGATACATAGCCGGGGGCATTGACGACCACCACAAAAAATCCTTGACTGCCACTTTCCGGGTTGTCCGTGAATGGCGTAGAATTTGCATAGTGGGTCCGTGTGGTAATCGTCGCTTTGGTAGGGTACAAATTATCTACGATTTTAGGGTCATATTTGGCCGACGCTCTGACCACATATTCAGTAGAGTTGCCGATCTGGTCCCGATAACTTGCGAGGGTGTCAACGGTCAGCGATGCAGTCCAGAGCCCGTCGGAATATGTCCAGTTCTTAACCCAGTAATACCGGCTGAAGGTGGGAAGGAAGCAATAATTGAACCCGGTGGGGTCACTCTGTGTTGCAATCTTGATCTCGGGGTCAATGATATTACAAGGGGCTTTAAGGTCAATTCCGAACTCCTGCCCACCGCTGGGCCGCTTTGTGCTGTTTGTGCGCTTTGCAAACTGATAAAAGGTAGATTGCATTTTGCACCTCCTATAAAATAACCGGCGGGCAGATGCCCGCCGGTGCCGGTCAGGACTTCGAGGGGTCTTCGTCCTTGTGCGTGGTGGTTTTAAGGGTGGAGGCTCTGGATGCCATGGCACCGCTCGGGGCGGTGACGTCGCCGGAGGTCATCAGGAACAGAACTGCGTTCTCGGTGAAGTCATCGTACCACGACCATCCGTAGTGATACCAGAAGTTCGTATACAGGCCCCGGGCGTTCATGGGAGTCGGGACCACACGAGACAGCTTCGGAGTGTAGCCAATGGCGTCCCAGTCCAGCAGGCATCCGAACACATTGGTCAGCTGTACCGCTGCATTCTTGGACGCCACGCCGGCGGTACTGGTCACAACAGGTGTTGCGGAGATGGTCTCGCGCTTGTCGATGTTCTGCCAGAACGTAACCTGCTCGGCGTCGCGGTATTTCAGCATGTTGTCATGGAATACCTCGGGAATCACTCGGGCGTCGATCTGACTCTGCGTGCCACTGTACAAGTAAAGGTGCTGTCTGTCATACGGTGTGTGCCGCATAATGTTGTACGGCGTGCTGCCGATCTTCCAATTCTGGTGCCAATTGATGGAGCGCTCTTTCATCAGGCGGGAAATATCGTTGATGCGGCCATAAGCGTACTTTGCGAACCCCGGGAAGTTCGCTTCTTTGTAGACGTCCTGCACCGTCAGTTCGGTGCCCTGCTGGGCGTTGTACTCATCGAGCAGATACACAACGCTGTGCGGGCTGGTCACAGTCATGCCGGTCAGATGGTTGGCCATCAGGTTGTTGGCGAGGTTGCGCCGGTCCGCCTCGATCTGGTTCGACAGGTGCAGCACGAAGGACGCCCAGAACTGCGCCAATTCCTCGGGGCCCTTGAATGCCGCCTCCATCTGGGTATCTGCCTGGGTATAAACGCGGCTGTAATTGGTCTGCCCATAGTAGTTTGTCTGGAGGACTTTGGGCTTGTGGATTTCGTACATGTCCACGCTATGGCCGTCCTCCAGCTCCCACGCCTTATCGGTGACGGGGTCGGTGTCGCAAAAATTGATCTTCCGCACATGATTCGACCAGTCGTCGCCGGTCACCTGCAAGCGTTTCAAGGGTGCATCGTAGGGGCGGACGGCAAAAATGGTACGCCCCAGAACCTGACTGATCGCTTTTGTGTAGTTGTCGGGGCCGGTCAGCAGCGTGGCTTGCGCGACGGAAACGAAACTAGACGTATCCACGATGGGCGACGTCGGCTCCTGGCCAGTGGCCGCTTTGTTGATCTCGGTCAAAATTGCGGCAATGTCCGCAAAATCCATACCAAGGGGCATGTTACTTTACCTCCTTCCCATAAGTCGGGTCGATAATTCGGGCCGTCACCGTGTCGGCGTTGGCCGTCGGCTGCTGCTGGATGCCAAGGCCCAGCGCGTTTGCCTGCAACGTCTGGGTCATAGTCTGCATTGCCTGCGCGGTAGTCTGCTGACCCTGCAAAAGCTGCTGCAGCAGGGTTTCGAGGCCGTCGTACTGCGGCGCGGGCTGCGGCGCGGGCTGCGGGACGGGCTGCGGCTTCTCCATAGCTTCGATCTCGGCTTTGGTGTATCCGGCCATAGCAAGGGCCGCTTTTTCACTGATTTTCAACTTCAGTCGCCTCCATTACAACGTAGGTGTCATGCGCCAAGCATTTAATAACTTGGTCTTTGTCTCCTTCGGTTACGGGACCCACTGCGCAACACTGCCGCGTGTGGGCGACGTTTGCCCAGTCGCTATAATAGCCGATACTCAAACGAGTGCACAAATCAGCCAGCAGAAAAGCGCGCTCGTTTGTGAGCGACTGGGCAAAAATGATATAGTAACCCATTAGTCAGCTCTCCTTCTTGATATCGTCCAGAGCGAGCCGCATTTCGGTAATAGCCGCGGTATTCTCCTTGACAACGGTATTACACTGATACCACATCAGCAGAAAGGCAGCGATAGGAAACCCCACGTTAGAAATAGCCTGAATCACAGTATTAGCATCCATTTTGTGCACCTCCTTACAGATACAAGTAAATCCTCGGTTCTTGCGCTGACTGGCGCTTGCCCACCCCTTCTGGGGGCTGCCTGTGGGCACCGAGGATTATCTATAGTATATATCCTCTGTGTAAAAAAGTCAAGTACCGCAATACTCACGGAAGTAAATTTCATCCGAGTACCGCTCAAATTCAAGTTGCCGCTGCAAGTAGGCCGGCCATATGTACCCATACGCGGCCCTAAACCGTTTCCGTTCATAGTCGCCAGTGCCGTACGTGGGCATTTCACCAGACCTGTGCCGACACACATAGTATAGCGGTTTGCTCTTATGTTCGTAAATGCAACACCGCCCGATCTGTACAAGTGGGTAATATTCCCGGAGCGGGCGGGATACAACCAAACTTTTCTCCTCTGCACTGTACTGGTTCTCTATAGCCGATCTGTAAAAATCCGTACCGCTCATAGACCTATATAGGGCCGTATTTGCTTTTTCCTTTGCGATGGGACTATCGACAAGATCAATCAGCAAAATGCCTTTATCGGCCAGTAGCTTCACGCGCTCTTTCTTGCCGATCATCTTTTCTACTGTATCGGTGATTTCCCACTGCATATAGTAGGGGTTCGCCATGCCAACAGCGTTTGACATGCACAGCAGCGTCAAGGGCTTTTGCCCTTTTAGTTCTCGGTTACGGTTGACCGTTTCATATATGTTAGCAAGGCCCACGCCCTCACCGCGCCTATAATAGTCTGACTCTTCTTTCTGGTATTCATCCAAGATAATTATATTGGTATGGGGACTTGAAAAACCACGGGTTCGAGCCAGAGTGACGACGCTTCCCACAACTCCCGACATCTGCGCCGGCTTAATAGGAGTGCCTGTATCCGTGTAGGCCCCTGCGTTGCCTACTTCATACAGTCCCGCTATTTTAGGTATTTTAAATGGGGCATAATGTGTTTGCAGATCATCATTCAACGGAGACCATGGCCACATACTGGGCGATGCGCAAATAAGTTCCGCCTGCTGCGGCGTGCGGCGCAAATACAGAAATTCTTCCCCGGTCTGGTGTACGTACTTTAGCGCTCCGTATGTTTTGCCGGTACCGCGTCCGCCCCATATAAAAATAATAGATGCCCCGGTTGACAAAATGCCGTCCTTTTCGGAAAAGTTAGGCCAACCATCATCGGTATAAAGTTTAATCATCAGACGACCTCCATAATCTTATACCCTAATATCTTTGCGTACTCGTCAGTGATGCCCAACGTATAGGTATTATCACAAATACATAGGTTTCTTGTTACATGCACTGTGTGCCCCTCAACCACAAAATCGGGCACATTGGGACGATCATTATAAATAACCTGATTTCCTGCCGCCAGACAAAAAGTAAACCCGGGCTTGAATACCTCAAAACCACCCCACAGGGCCAGCTCCATACCGCCTTTCCGCTTGCTGACTCCTGCTATAGTGGTAGTAATGGGCCCGCCTTTTTTATAGGTAGTTGCGTATTTTTTTGCGCCCCACGTCATAAACTCCGCATAGCTGCGCTCCTGCTCATACACGCCCATATAATGAGTGTTGCCTTTTGGGTCTGTTGCGCAAGCGCCATTATCTTTTGCAAGTTGTTTCACTGCTTTGTTAAAGTCCGACAAATCAACATTGCCCATGTATTTTACACTATCTGTATCGCAGTACACGCCATTCTTGCCCGCGGCCCACTGCGCTATTTTGAGGCGCTTGCGAGTGTGGGCCGTTGTCCATACGCCCCATTGGTAGGGCAGGAACAAATGGGGGCAGTGATCGTTATAACTGCCCTCTGGATCGTCGGTGCATTCGCTCCAGAGATTGTCGGGGTCGTCCTCGTCAAAAAGTGTGTCCAGCTGCAAGGGGTCCTGCGCTGTCATACCGTAGTAGCTGTTAAGATCGCCCTTGGCCTTAACATAATACAAATCTTGACCGGCTACTCCTTTAAGGGATGTTTTGCCGGTGTAGCTCTCTTTGACGCAATCCGTCAGGGGCTTTGGCAGTTTGCCATAATCGGACGTATACAGATCCAGAACGTTAAGGGCATCCCAGTCATATTCTTTTGCAATGATTCTAAAATCTATATCTGTTATGGTGATCTCTAAATGTTCAGCAGACAACAGTCGCCCGTTGTCATTAATGTATCCTTCACAGTGCCGTACTTTTGCGAGCGGAATATAAGGAAACCCCCACCACTTGTAACGTTGGCGCAAACCTTTTACTTGCAAGCGCATCAAACACGCCTTGCCGTGCCTCATACATTGCATCAGACGCCCGACGGTCGATGGTTCCTGCCTAAATGGAGTCATAGGAAAATAACATTCACATTGCACTGCTGGGTATGCGCTCGACATATCCACGGAACCGACGTTTTCTAGGTGCAGACCCACATAATAGCGGTTGGCGTGAGTATCACCACCTCGGAAGGCCTCACGCAGCATCTGGTATAGGTCCCATGATGGCAGTAAACGCTTGACCTTTTTAATGCCCCATTTGTACATAGCTTCGCGGGCCATTCGTCTGACGTACCCGGTGCGCGTCAGAGGTATAGTATACAGGTCGTCGCCGTCTCGCTTCATCTCAATTAACAAGCACTCTACAATACACCGAACATCATTGATACAATACGCTAATTCTGTAGATGTTAGGGGAGTCCAGGGATACCGCACTTTTGAATAATCAAGAGCACCCGTTAATTTGGCATGAGGGGCTCCCAACTGCTTGCCCCATGCATCAAGAGACAAGTTACTGTGTCTCATACTGCACCGATATTCAATAGCGCGGTTGTCACATTTTAAGACCCTGCGGGGCTTGCTGGCAAAGACATCACCCGGCCCAAAATCCAGAACCCCCGACAGATATTGGAATTCGTGGGCCAAATTGTGAACGTACATACACAAATACCAGGCACCCTGCGGCCCGCTGTTTGCTCGCAAGTAGTCGCTAATCGTACCTGTAAAATTCAACCACTCATCCCACGTCCTACCAATAATGGTAATATCCAAACCTAGTTGACATTGCCAGATATACATAATGGTGTGGGGGTTGTCGTCAGCGTCAACACACACACGGCTAGTCTCAATATCGAAAGCACACGGCATATCCACATATAAGCGCTTCTTGTTCGTTTTGCGCTTTTTGCCTTTAGTGTGTTTTCTATCCAAGTGCTCCATGAGCCAGGGAACTGGATTATAATTACAAACCTCCTCCAAAACCTCCGCGCAGGTCGGCAGAGCTGCTCCCCTCGCTGTAGTCCCATTCTGCGCCATAGTTAACCTCACCTTGCTGCCACTTTACAAAATCGTCAATACTGACGCTGTAACCGCCCTTCTCGCGCCAGTACATGATCGGCTGATCTGACGGATAATAATACACGCCCGACGCCTTCACGCACTCCCACCATTCAGATAGGGCCGTATATTGATCTTCGGGCACGTCGGCAGTGTCAATGCCGCCAACCTTCATTTTTTGTTCGAATTCGGCACGCGCACCGCCAACGGTGGAACCTTTAGAACGCACAAAACGCGCAACATCCGCAAGGGCCTGCTCCAATGCTTTGCGGTCTCCCCGCATGGCCTTTAGGGTCGGGAAGCCTCCAGCAAATTCTTTATAAACGTCGCTGGTGCCGCTGATGGGGTCATTTGATAAGCGGTTAATGCGTTTCTGTGCAATGTCACGCAGTCGCGTGTATTCTTTGCGCATTTGATTATCGGGCCAAGACTCCAAGGCATAAGGGGTATACAGCTCAGAGCTGTATTTAAGGGTTGCGCGTGCTTTAGCTGCACCTACTGCCATGCTTCTTACGCTCCTTTCTATTCATGATCTTATAATACCATTCTAAGGGGTCCACTTCGATGCCAAGACCGCTAAAAATGATTTTGGCCCATTCGGATTGGAAGAATTTGACATCTTTAGTTGTGACTCCGCTATATACAATGGCAATGGCATAGCACCGAACGGGGTCATCACAATGCAGCAAGGATGCTCTATTATCTCTACTTTTCATGGGGCCTCCTATAACAAATATGGCCGCCGCATGTGCGGCGGCCATTGGTTAGATTAAACCAGATTCAAAGACAAAACCTGACCTTTTTTGGTGCTGATAAGCACTGGTTTGATCTTCACCGGCTCCGTCCACGTGTCAGGAGTACCGAGCAGCGTAAACATACGCTTCAAAGACTGATACACGCCAACGGAGACGCAGGCGTAGGACTGCCCGTCCTCGGTAATGAGGACGACACGCGGGGCAATCGTTTTGCCCTCGGGGACGTCGTCCTTGCTGACCTCTACACACTCCACGGAAACATGAACCAGCGACAAAACCTCGTTGACATGCTCCTTCAGCTTGTTGGCGGGGTTGCTCGTTGCATTGTAGAATGCAACCGCGGCAGAGCGGTTAGAAAGATTCATATCGGTATACCCGACACCGGTGTTCATCACGTCGGACACCATCATAGCACCATTGTTTTCGGACTTCATCATTGCTTCAGACATAATACAATCTCCTTTCAATATGTGCCCTGTCATTATCAATACCGGGCGGGCGGTCCCGGTAGACGGCCCGAAGGACCGTTTCGACTTACAATTTTTTACACCCGTTAGGGTGTTCTGTGTTACCGCCTTCCATATCGCAGCATGAACTGCCATAATCGCAACAGCACCCACAGTCGGGGCACTTGCGTCTGGGGTCTCCGGCGGCATCTTTGCAATACTTCTGATACATATCGGAGACCCTGTCCCGCACATACGTGGAACCTTGATAAATAAACCCCGCTGTTATATTATTGCCTTTAATGCCCTTAAGTGCATTCACTTGCTCTTCACAATGAATAAGCGCTTGCCGATAACCTTCTAACCATGAACGATTATTTGCGGCTCTGGCCGCGTCCTTAGGGTCCTCATACTCGCAGCACGTCAACGACCCGTCGGGGTGTATCTCGATGATAAATTTACGCATCTCCATTTGGAGTGTCTCCTTCCTGCAAAATATTCAGAGTCTTTGCAAGACCTAAAAGCGCCTTGACGCTGTCGATAATATCATTCTCGGTCAGTTCTTGAATGTTCTCACCATCAAGAGTAATATCATCATCGGTTAAAGTGATTCTAATCATGACTTCTTTCACCTGTATCACCTCCTTCGCATACAATTCCGAGTTCTATAGCGATACCACGGACACCATATAGCATGGCCCTATACAGGTCAGCGTATGTATTAAAGGAGGCATTCCCGGTTTGTCGATAGAGTTTCATATTATAATCTACCGTCATTTGCAACTTATTAAGGCGATCAAGAATAATATTTTGTTCTTTATGTGTCATTGGTGCGCCCCTTTCTTTATATATAGTATACCATACGTTATATTGTATTTGTTGCTATAAACATTGCAAAAATTGCTACACTCCCCTACCCTAAGGGTGTGGGTACTATATTGTATCTTGTGCCCACTCCCCTACCCTAAGGGGTGTGGGTACTATATGTTGTGCCCACTCCCCTACCCTAAGGGGTGTGGGTACTATAT